ACAAGTTTTACTATAGGAAGTGCTACTATTACAGAAGCAGAACTTGAAATACTTGATGGTGCGACAGTCACAACGGCAGAGTTAAATATTTTAGACGGAGTTACATCCACAGCGGCTGAGTTAAATATTTTAGATGGAGTTACATCCACAGCAGCTGAATTAAACATTTTAGATGGAGTTACTTCAACTGCGGCTGAATTAAATTTAGTTGATGGTATAACAGCAGGAACTGTAGCTGCATCAAAAGCAGTAATCGTTGACAGTAACAAAGATATTACTGGTTTTAGAAACATAGCCAACACTGGTACGATAACTGCTAGTGGTGATATTACAGCTTTTTCAGATGAGAGATTAAAGTCAGATATAGAAACGATAGATGACGCTTTATATAAAGTTATGAATATGCGTGGGGTATCTTATACAAAACAAGCTGAAAAAGGTATTGGTGTAATTGCTCAAGAAGTAGAAAAAGTTTTACCAGAAGTTGTAACAGATGGTGAATATAAGTCTGTTGCATATGGAAATATAGTTGGCGTTCTTATTGAAGCAATAAAAGATTTAAAGAAAGAATTAGACGACCATAAGCAGGAGTGTAATTGTGGCTCTTCAGAGTAGTGGTGCAATAAGTATGAGCGAAATACGCTCAGAGATTGGTACATCTGGTGCTATATCTATGAGTGACTTGTATAGAGTAAATACAAGTAGTGAATTTCCTACCACTAAAGAGTTAACAAATGCCATATCAAGTGTTTCTGACTCAGGTTATGGAAATAGTGGATATAGTCAAAGATATAATGTAGGCAATTTAAATACATCAAGTGTCGCAACTGGATACTTTGGCGGTCCTTTTCCGTTTCAATATGGTTATTTATTTAATAATCAAGCAGCTAGTTCAAGCATACAAAGCAGTGGTGCTAGTTATATTATGAACGGAGCAGCTAAAAACACTACTTTTGATACAATAATGACTATGTTTGGAACAAGTGCTTCAGGTCAAACTAAAAGTTTTGTACATAACATAACATTTGCAAGAGCAGGAACTTATTATGTGTGGGGTTATGATTTAGATAATTTCGGCACTATTACAGTATCTGGTGCAGACTCTGGAAATATATCAGCTACATCTGTAAGTAATTCGTATGCTTTAAAAGCAACCATAGGTGTATCAGCAGATCAAACAGTAACAATAACTATGGCTAATTCAAGTGAAAAAATAGTTTTTGGTTTTAATATTAGCACAAGTAGTTCTAGTCAAGAAGACAAAACCATAACTGTAAACTCTGGTGTTCCTTCTTCTGGTGCTATATCTTTTTCTGATTTATATGGAGCAGAGGGATAATGCCATTAACCAAACTACAGTTTAAACCAGGTATCAACAGAGAGATTACAAAGTATAGTAACGAAGGTGGTTGGGTTGACTGTGATAAAATACGTTTTCGCTTTGGTTATCCAGAGAAGTTTGGTGGTTGGGAAAAACTAACTAGTAATGAATACGAAGGCACAGCAAGACGTTTACATAACTGGTTAGCACTTGATGGATCAAACTTTCTTGGTGTTGGTACACATCTTAAATATTATATAGAAGAAGGTGGTACATTTAATGACATTACACCTATTCGTGCATCAACCACAAATTCTACAACATTTTCTGCTACAAACGGCTCTGCAAACATAACTGTTACAGAAGCTAATCACGGTGCAGCAGAGAATGATTTTGTTACTTTTAGCAATGCTGTGAGTTTAGGTGGCTTGGTTACAGCTTCTATACTTAATGCAGAACATCAAATTGTATCTGTAACTAATGCAAATACTTATGTTATTACAGTCAGTGTAACGGCTAACGCATCTGACAGTGGTAATGGTGGCAGTGCAACAGATGCAGAGTATCAACTAACTGTGGGTCTTGACTCACAGGTTGGTGGTACTGGTTGGGGTGCTGGACTGTTTGGTGGTACAACAGCAGGTGCTTTGACAACACAGTTAAACGAAGCATTAGACAACAGTGAGACAGCCGTTGATGTAGATGATGAGACAGGTATTACAACAGATAACGATGTTATACTAGTTGATGAAGAATTAATGCTTGTAACAGCAACAACTGACGATAATACACTCACTGTTGCAAGAGGACATAGTGGTACAACTGCTGTGGCTCACGATGACAATACAATTGTTCGGCTTGCTGTAGGCAATGCGTCATCTGACGATGATTTTACTGGTTGGGGTATAGCTGCTGTAAGTGGTACAACTCGTGAAATACGAACATGGTCACATGACAACTTTGGTGAGGATTTATTAATAAATCCTAGAGATGGTCAAGTTTTTCGTTGGGATAAAACAAATGGTTTGTCAACAAGAGCAGTAGAACTTAGCACTATATCTGGTGCAGAAAATGTGCCTACCATAGCAAAACAAGTTCTTGTAAGTGATCAAGGTCACGTATTTGCCTTTGGTGCTAATACTTATGCAACAACGACACAAGACCCATTGTTAGTAAGATTTTCATCTTTTGACAATCCACTTGTTTACACTGTATCAGCAACAACGAGTGCAGGTTTTTTAAGTATAGGATCTGGCTCTGAGTTTGTACAAGCTGTTAAAACAAAACGTGAAATACTTGTTTTTACTGATATTTCTTTACATACACTTAGATATTTAGGTGCACCATTGTATTATGGTATAGAACAAATAGCATCTAATATAACAATCATGGGACCGCAAGCAGCTGTTGCTACACAAGATTTTGTATTTTGGATGGGTAAAGATAATTTTTATGTATATGCTGGTGGTACGCAGACTTTACCTTGTACTGTCAAAGATAAAGTATTTCTTGATTTTAATAGTCAACAAGCAGACAAAGTTATTGCAGGAGTTAATTCTGAATACACAGAAGTCATATGGTTTTATCCTTCTGAATCAAACTCGTTAAACAATGGTGGCACGGGTGATATAGATAAGTATGTTGTATATAACTATGGTCAAAAGATATGGTATTTTGGTACGTTAGCAAGAACTGCTTGGCTAGATAGAGGTATCCGAACATTTCCAATAGCTGCTGGAAGTCCTAATTTATTTAATCACGAAACAGGTTATGATGATGATGGCTCTGCTATGACATCATTTATTGAGTCAGCACCAATGGATATAGGTGATGGTGATAAGTTTACGCTTATACAAAAAGTTATACCTGATTTGACATTTGAGGGTTCTGTTAATCAAAGTACACCTGCGGCTAACTTTACAATCAAAGCAAGGAATGAGCCTGGTGAAGATTATGGTAATACATCTAGTGGCACAGCAACAAGAACAGCTACATCACCCGTTGAGTTATTTACCAATCAAATAGATTTAAGAGCTAGAGGTCGTTCATTTGCTTTGCGTGTTGATTCAAGTGCAACAGGTATGAAATGGAAATTAGGTACTCCTAGAGTTAATATTAGACCAGATGGGAGAAGATAATGTCAGTTGTTATACCTCCAAGATTACCTGAACCACCCGAACAAATTGATAGACAATATGTAGAAGATTTGATAAGAGCGTTAGAATTATTTATTTCTCAACAAACAACAAGCACTATTGAGGAAGATGCACAAGCATTTGGTTGGTTTACAGGATAATGGCTAATACATACAAAAATGCAAAAGTAGATTTAACAACAACAGGTGCAACAACTGTGTTAACAACACCTGTTGGCTCTACAAATATAATAAAATCTATTTTAGCATCAGAAGACAGTGGAAATGCAGATACAATTACATTAACTATTACAGATACAGATAGTGCAGTGTTTAGTTTATTTAAAGTAAAAGCTGTTGGTGCAAATACAACAGTTGAGTTATTGACTCAACCATTGGTTTTACAAGACTCTGAAATATTAAAAGCAACAGCAGCAACAGCTAATCGTTTACATTTAGTTGTAAGTTATTTAGAAATAAGTTAGGATAAAAGTATGAATTTAGGTAACATATTAAAAAAACTAGCTCCCATAGCTGTAAATGCGATAGCACCAGGTATGGGTAAGGGATTAGGCAGTCCTGCCGTGATGAGTTTACTGTCAGGTGCTTTAAGTGGTAAGAATCCAAAAGATATGTTAAAAGGTGCTCTTCTTGATAAGTTAGGATTACCATCAGGTCTTAGTGCATTATATGGTGGACAAGAGGGTAGATTAAATAAAGGAACAGATCCCAGACTTAGTATTTTATATGGTGGACAAGAGGGTAGATTAAATAAAGGAGCAGAACCTACTCAAACACAAACAACTGACGCATCGACAACAAATATAGAATCAGCACCAAAATTTGAACCAAAAACATATGCTGGTGAATTTGCTCAATCTTTAGGTTTAGAAGACTCGATATTAGGTAAATTTTTAAATACAAATGTAGGAGAAGGTTTGGCTGCAGGATTATTAGCACAATTGTTAGCATCAGGAGATGAAGAGGAGAAATCTCCTTATGGATTTGAGCAAAGACCTTTTGGTGGTGGAGGTCCTGGTGGACAAGTAGGTGGATTACCTTTATCTTATAAAGCTCAAGGTGGTGAGATGCAATTTCCTAGACGTGATGGTGGTATAGACCCATCTGAGGGTTCTGGAACAAAAGATGATGTACCAGCTATGTTGACTGCTGGTGAGTTTGTATTAACAAAAGATGCAGTAAAAGGTTTAGGTAATGGGAATCAGAGACTTGGTATACAAAGAGCCTATGATATGATGGGTGATTTAGAGAGGAAGGCGTAATGTCAGTTCAAACAGTTGAGAGTGTAAAACGTCTACCACCTTATCTTGAGGGTTTGCAAAAACGTATGTTGCAAAGTTTGTTTGGTACGTTTGATGGAGAAACTCAAACAACGCCAGGCTTACTTGATAAGCCTATAGATTTACCTGACTTTAAATTAGCTGGCTTAGATCCATTACAAAAAATGGCTTTTGCATATGCTCCACAAATGTTCGGTTCTTTTGCACCATTTGTACAAAGTGCATCTGATCAAGTAGGTCAAGGACTAGGTTCTTTAGGAGCTGGACAACAAGCATTAGGAACAGCTATGACACCATTAGGTGCAGCAGGAACAGCTATATCTAGAGGTATAGGTGCTTTAGCTGATCCATCAGCAGGTGTTCAAAAGTTTTTTGATCCATATCAAGAACAAGTTATACAACAAGCTGAGAAAGATATTGACAGAGATTATGGTCAAAAGAGACAACAATTATTGAGTGGACTCCAAGGCAAAGGACAAGGCATAGGTGCAGGTCGTGGTAGTGGTCGTAGTGCTGTTCTTGAAGCAGAATTAGCTAGAAACACAGCAGATCAAAAGGCACGAACATTAGGTGGTTTACGTTCATCTGGTTTTCAAAATGCTATGAAAAATTTTCTTGGTGGTACAGAATTATCTGGTAGATTGGGTAGTCAATTAGGAGAGGTAGGTACGAGGTTTGGAGATATTGGTGGTAAATTCGGAGGTCTGGGTGATGTCTATAATCGTTTTGCTGGCACTACTGGAGATTTGGGAAGATTAACATCTGAGCTTGGTCGTGCTGATATAGGTTCTCTTACGAGTCTTGGTCAGATGGGTCGTAACTATCAACAACAGATGCTTGATTCTTATAGACAAAATCAAATGCAGAACATTATGGAGCCTTATACAAGACTTCAATTAGGTTCTAGCTTTTTATCAGGTATGCCAAGCTCTGACATAGCAAGTACATTTCAATCTACAGTAACACCAGCAACAAACCCATTCCTAGCAGGTATAGGTGCTTATACAGCCTTACAGGGTGTTGCTCCATACGGGAAGTAAATTATGGTACAAATAGGAAGATATAGTGGACCTGGCAGAGGATTAAGTGAAGCTGGTGCTAATTTATTTAGTGGTGCTAAAACAAAAGGTGGATCTCTTTTACAAGGTATAGGAAATGCAATTGCAAGTGGTAGTGGTGAAGCCATAGATATTATAAGAGATATTTATAACACTGGTAATTTTGCAATTGATCAAGCAAACAAAATTCCAACGCCAGGTGATGTTGTTGTTGATACTGCTAAATATTTAGCAAGTCCAAGTGCATCTGCATTAGAAGAACAAAAAAAACAAGAAGAATTAAAATTAATGCGTCCTTTTGGTCCGTTACAAAAATATACACCAACTCCTTTTGATGAATTAAGAGTAGAAGAAGATCAGGGATTGATAGACTCTAATATTCAAAAAGAAATTAACAAGTTAACTAATCAAAAAGGCAAAACTAAAGGTGCAACAGACTCTTCAGATTTTGAATTAAGAAAAGAAGAAGATGAGGGGTTAATATCACCTGATACAACTAAAGCTGATGGTAAAGCAGATACAGGCACAGGCACAGGTGGATTAACACCAGAAGAGCAATTGATGAAATCTGGTATGGATTCATATATAGCTGCTTTAGGGGAAGATGTTGAGGTAGGTAGCATTGAAGATTATAAAAAAGAGTTTGAAAAAGCTACAGGTATAGATGCTTCTGGTAAAGTTGATAAGTCTATGGCTTTAACTTCTCTTGGTTTAGCTCTTATGCAGAACAAAGCAGGTAAAGGTTTTAATGTAGGTAATATATTAAGTGAGGTTGGTAAGGCTGGAGAGAAGGCATTGCCTGCTCTTGAGAAAGCAAAAGCAGAAGCTAGAGCTGGTCAATTAGCTGCAGGTAAATATGCTTTAGGGCAAAGGCAAAAAGACATAGGCACTAATCAAGCTAAAAGCCAAGACATTGCTAATAAAATTTTTGAATTAAATAAAATGGGTGTTGGTCAAAGTTACGACATGCAAAAAATGAATCAAAAATTTATTTATGATTTAGCTTTACAAAAACAACAATTAGATGATGAAATAAGAATTGCTCAAATGACTCCAGAAGAATATGGAGATAAGTATATGAGTAAAGCAACTAAAATTGAATTATTGCCAGAATTAAATATTCAAGTTCAACTTCCTGATAAAAATTATAAAGGTTCAGACAAAGTTTCTGGTGCGTTATTAACACCAATAGCATCAATAGCAAAAGAATTAAATACTAGAGAACGATCATATACTAAATTAGAAGATGAGTTAAAAGAGGTAAATGCAATAGCACAAGATGGAGGAACTACTATACCAGCAAAACTACAAAGTTTAGGAATTAGTTGGGCTAAATCTTTTGGTATGGCTAAAGGCATGGATAATCCTACTAAAAGAGCACAATACATATTAAAAACAATTCAAGCAGGAAATGCAGCTTTGATATTAGGTGAAGCAGGTAAAACAATATCAGATCGTGATAGAGCTTTAGTAGAAGACTTTGTTGGTACAATAAGTCTTAAAGAAATTGATAGTGGTGATCCAGAGTTTTTAGCTGAAAAATTACAAAAAGTTTTTGAGTTGACTGTCAAAGCATCAAGAGATTCTTTAGACAGAGCATACATAGAGTTAGGTCAATATGGTTACAATTTAGGACCTGTGGCAGAAAAAGTAAACGCAGCTAATCAAGTATTGGAACAATAAGGTATGAGTCAAGCTGAATTAGAGAAATATGCAGATTGGATAGTAGCGAATAAAGATAAAAAAGGCACTCCTGAATTTGAAACAGTTGCTGATGCTTACAAAGCATTAAGAGATAAACCAAGTGGATTAGATGTTCCTGAATATTATAAAAGAGGAACAGGTATAAAAACAGATAAAAAACAAACAGAAGCAAAAGAAAAAGACGAACAAATGTTCGACAGAACCACTGGAATAAAAAATGCCAAGCTCCGTGCTTCTTTATCTGTTGCTGAAAAAGATTCTGAAAAAGTTAAAGTTTTAAAAAAGTTTGGTTTATCTGACAATGATTTTACACAAGATAATCGTGGACAGTTTGCTTTAACACCAAGTGGTGCAAAACAATTTGGTTTAGAGACAGACAAAAATGTTATCATTGATGAGAGTGGTCTTAGTAGGTATGACTTTGCTGATTTAGCTGGTATTGTTCCTGAAGTTGCTGGTGCTGTTGCTGGAGGACTAAAAGGTGCTGCAGCAGGAACTGCATTTGGACCTGTAGGTACACTTATTGGTGGTGCTCTTGGAGCAGGAGCAGGTGCCGCTACTGCTTCTGTAGCTGAAGAAGCTGGAGAAGCCATAGTAGGTGTTAACGATCAGACAGCAGGAGAAGTAGCAAAAGATGCAGGTCGTGAAGCTCTTTGGGCGGCAGGTGGTGAATTAGCTTTTGGAACACCATTTTTATTATTTAGTAAACTTGCACCAAAATCAACCATACCTCAACAAGGAGGTCAGTTGTTTGATGATGCTGGTCTAGCTACAGAGCGTGGTTTTCAATTAACTAAAAAGACATTAGGTTTAAGTCCTCTATTAGCCAGAACAGAATCATTAGCAGAAAGTGTTACTGGTTTCTCTGCAAGAATGACTAACAATCATAAAGCTATGGTAAAAAATCATGGTGATTGGATAGCTAAACTACAGGCATTACGTGCATCTAGTGGTGATAAAAGTGCAGGTGAATTATTAAGAGATGTTATTCAATCACCTACAGGACCTAACGCTGAAATAATAAGAGCAGAAAGAGAAGCATTAAAGTCAATATTAAAAAGTGTAAAAGACTCAGCAGATACTATTTCAAACGGATTAAATAAAAATTCTAAAATAAATCAAGACGCTTTAAAAAATATAAATCAGGCTTTTAAAGTTTTTGAAGAAGCGTCTGAAGTTAAATTTGGTCAAGTTAATGCTATTTTAGATGACATAACTGGCACAACAAATTTTGTTCCAACACAATCATTGAAAGAAGTAGGTGATGGATTAATGTTAAATTATCCTACAGGAGCTTTAAATGTAGGAGAAGCAGCTATTGAAAGAAGAGTTGCATTGCAATTACAAGAACAATTGCAAAATTTAGGTGGCAAAACATCTTTTAAAGAATTATACACTTTGAGAAAAACAGTTAATGACTTACTACACGGAAATGTAAATGTCGCAGAAGGTGCAGCAGATGATGTTATACGTAACATAGTAGCAAACTCTAAAATTATAAGAAACTCTCAAACACTTACTACTGGTTATAAATATTTGTTAAATAATTTAGATGATTTATTAACAACAAAAAATTTAGATAGTCTTGTTCAATCAACAAAATTACCTAAAGGATTTGATAAAAAAGCACTTAAATCTGCATCTAATTCATTAGATGAAGCACGATCTTTTTATGCTCAAGGTATGAAAGATTTTCAAGAAGTTCAAAGAGCAACAGGTTATAAAGATTTAATAGACAACGCTAGAGTTGACGGATCTATTCCAAATATAAAAGGATTTGTTCTTAATTTAATAGAAAATAATAAACCTACAAAACTTCAGTCTTTAAAAAAAGCTATAAACAATGATAAAACTTATAATAATTTAAAGAAAAGAATAGGTGAAGAGTGGACACGTAATGCTTTAACTAAAACAGGTTTTGGTTCTACCATAGCAAATAAATTTAAACCAAATGAATTTATAGATCAGGTTAATAAGTTAGGATCAACTGGCGAAGAATTGTTCGGCACTGCTGGATATAAACAATTAAAACAATACGCTTCAAAGTTTCAAGATTTAAAAGTTTCAAAAATAGATGAACAGTTATTAGCAACAGCTTTAGCAAATGGATTAGAAGAATCAGGAGATATTGTATCTGCTGTCCGTAGAGCTTTAGATGTATCTAAAACTTATTCTGATGATTTTAGTGGTAAAACATTTAGAAAAATTTTAAGAGATCAAGCAACACCTGAAGAAACAGCTAATTTAATAACTGCTCAAGGCACAACTTTAGATGAAATAGGGCAGATAATGAATTACTATAAAGGTAATAACGAAGCCTTATCTGCAATACGTACAAAATTTTTAGAAGATATGACAGATGATATAGGTGTAACTATATCAGCTAAAGATATGGGTCAGTGGGGTGATAGAATTTTAAAAGCTGATTTGTCAGGTATAGCTAAAACACCAGGTAAACTAAAATTAATTTTTGGTGATGAAGAAGCTAAAAGTATGATTGAGTTTGGTAGAGTTCTAAAGTTAATGTCAAAAGATACAGCATCTGGTGATTTAGTTGCTGGTAATATTGTTACTAACTTTCTTTCTAACATACCAAAGATTGCAAGAATATTTGTTATTGGTCAAATCATGTCAAGTAAAAGAGCACATGATGATCTTAACAGAGCTTGGAGACAATCAAGAGGATTGCCTGTTGATGAAAGACCAAAATTCTTAGCTAATGCTTGGAATACTGTTTTAAGAGGATTAAGACAAACAGCCGTTCAACAAACACAATCAGGTGTAGATGAAGCAAAGAGTCAAATAAAAGCTGTAATTAAAAATACACCAGAAGTGCAACAGTTAGGAAATCAACTGTCAAATCTACAAAAAAATATATCACAGCCTAATCCAGCTTTTGGTTTAGGACAAGTAAATGTAACTCAACCAGCATCAAGTTCTGGTAATATCAACCCTACACTTGTTCCTAATCCAACAACAAGAGCAACATTCGGGAGCATATAATGGACATATCAAAATTAAAAGATCAACTCATCATTGATGAGGGGGTCAAGTATGAAACATATCTCGATCACCTTTCCCTAAAGACATGTGGAATCGGACATTTGTGCAGAGAGGACGAGCCAGAGTTTGATCTGGAGTTAGGTGCAGAAGTATCTGAAAACAGAGTTACAGAACTTTTTGAACAAGATATACAAACTGTTATCCAAGATTGTAAGAAAGTCTATGATGATTGGGATAACTTACCAGAAGAAGTAAAACAGATTGTAGCAAATATGATGTTTAATCTTGGCAGACCAAGATACAGCAAGTTTCGTAAACATATACAAGCTGTCATGGACGGCAATTGGCAGGAAAGTGCAAATCAGATGCGTGACTCGAGGTGGCATAAACAGGTGCCAAATCGAGCAGAGCGTTTATGTAAACGTATGGAAGAAGTTAAACCTGCTTAGCAGAACCAATACCTAAGTTACTATATCTTTTCTCATATTCTTTCTTGACAAGGTTAGATATTTGTTGACCTATCTTTCTGTCTTCATCTTGTGCTATCTTTTTTATTTTTGCATAAGTATCTACGTTTACACTGACACTTTTCCACTTTTCATTTGATGCCATTTAATGTATCCTTTCTAAGATATGATTAAAAAAAGTATACACTATCCTAGACAGTATGGGAAGTACAATAAGTATAATGCTAAAAAAACTGACTTTATGGGATTTAAATTTGATTCCAAATGGGAGGCAGAGCGTTATGGTCAACTTGCATCTATGCAAATGGCAGGAGTAATAAAAGATTTACAACGTCAAATTAAATATGATATTGTAGTTAACGATCAAAAAATTTGTCGTTATATTGCAGACTTTGTTTACAAATTAGTAAACGAAGACGGATCAGAAGAAGAAATTGTTGAAGATGCTAAAGGTGTTCAAACCACTGATTTCATTATTAAAAAAAAGCTGATGAAAGCAATATACAATATAAATATAAAAATTTCTAAAAAAAAATAAAAAAAGTACTTGCTATTTCCGTATAAATCCCATACCTTTAATGGGTAAGGTTTTTAATCATTTAACAGGAAGGAGGATTTATGACAGCAATAGCTACTATCGCAGAGAGCTTGGCAACGCATAAAGAAACTTTAGTTCGTAAGTACGAACAAGCCAAGAAAGAGTTGGAGGATTTTAACAAATCACTTGAGAGCAGATATTCTGATACTGCTAAAGAGATGCTAAAACAAGAAGGTAAAGATTTTGGCACTGCAACTTTAATCGAAAATAATTACAAAATAAAAATTGAGATGCGTAAGAAGGTGGATTGGGAGAAAGATGGTTTAAGAGATTTCTTAGAAACTTTGCCACCACAAGATGCAGCTCACTATGCTAAAGTTAGCATCACTGTTCCAGAGGCTAAATTTGCTAATGCTGTACCAGAGGTGCAGGAAAAGTTAAAGGAATTTAGAACAGTTAGTCTTCAAGGTATCAAAGTAACTTTTGAGGAGATTGAGTAATGGTATTTAAAATTATAGATGCTGAAACTCGGCTCAAAGAAAAACGAGGACATAAAATAGTTATTGGTGGGTCTAGTGGTGTAGGCAAGACTACTCTTGTTCGCACACTGCCATCAGAAACCACTTTGTTTATGGATTTAGAGGCAGGAGATGCCGCTATACAAGGGTGGCCCATAGACGTTATTCGACCCAGAACATGGGAAGAATGTCGTGATTTTGCATGTTATCTTGGAGGTGCAAATCCTGCATTAAACGAAGATCAAATATATTCAGCTAGTCATTACGAAAGAGTTTGCCAAGAGTATGGCAATCCTACAGAGATGCTATCAAAGTTTGATAACATCTTTATAGATAGTATTACTGTTGCTGGTCGTCTTTGTTTTCAATGGTGTCAAGGTCAACCCGATTGTAAGACATCAAGTGGTCGTTTAGATACTCGTGCTGTCTATGGTATGCAAGGTCGAGAGATGATGTCTTGGCTAACACATCTACAACATATCAGAGATAAGAATGTAATATTCGTAGGTATTCTTGATAGCAAAGTAGATGACTATGGTCGCACCAATTATGACCTTCAGATAGAAGGTTCTAAAACAGGACGAGAATTGCCAGGTATTGTAGATGAAGTTATCACTATGGCTATCATGCCAGGCACTGAAGACACAGGACCTTATCGTGCATTTATTTGTCACACTCTTAATGAGTGGGGGTATCCTGCAAAAGATAGATCAGGCAAACTTGAATTAATTGAAGAGCCTAATCTAGGTAAGTTGCTTAGCAAAATGTCAGGCAATCTACCAATAGGAGAAAGAAAATTAGACTTTAGCTTAAAAGAAGAAGGAGGTAAATGATGTCTATAAATTTTAATGATATAGAACCTAGTAGTGGTTCATCTGGAGAGTTTGAACTTATTCCAGAAAATACTATTGCAAGAGTTACTTTGCAACTAGAGGGTGGGAGTTTAGAAATCCCTGAATTTGGTAGAGGTAACTTTTTCAAAGCATCACAAGGTGGTGGTAGGGCTAAGTGGATGCCTGTCGTATTTACCATCAAGGGTGGTGATTATAATGGACGTAAAGTTTGGCATAGAATTTTTGTCGATGGTGATAAAATGAGTGAACGTAATGTTCCTGTCGCCAAAGAGATTGGTTTAAGAACTATGCGTTCTATTATAGAGAGTGCTCGTAACATCAATCCTGATGATACAACACCAAATGCACAACAAGCTAGACAACTCAATAGCATTGAGGATTTAAACAATATGGAGCTATGTGTTAAAATTGGTATTGAAAAAGGAACAAATGGATATGCAGATCGTAATAGATTGATTGCACCATTAACTCCTAATAATGCAGGATATATTAGTGCAACTAATTTTGCACCAGCTAGTACTCCACAACCTCAACAAAATCAGAACGGCAATGTGCCAGATTGGGCGAAATAATGGAAGATAATAATATTGAGCTTAGTCCTGATTTGTCTGCAAAAGAATATGCAAGAAGACAATCGTTGAGAAAAAAACAAAGAACACCTCATTCTGTAAACATTACTTTTAGTGATGAAGAGAATGAAGAGTTCTTAAATAAGAAAACTGCGTTTGAAGATAGTGTAGGATTTTCCGTATCAAAAGTGCAGTTTTTAAAATCTTTGGTGAAAAACGCAAAGTTTTGAGGAGAACGGAGCGTTTTAAAGACCACCAGAGGGGTGGAAAGACATGCTTGTGTATGGTTATACCCCTCAGTTTTAATTTTAATTTAACGAAAGGAGGTAACTCATGGTTGCTAAAAAAACTACAGTTAAAGAAATGGGATTAAGTATTGATCCATTACAACAGACAGAAGTGTCTTTTAAAATTATAGGTACTGCACCTTTAATTTATAATTCAATGTCTTTGAAAGCACAAAAGACTTTGCTTATGGGTGCAGCGAAGAAGACTGCCGCTGAGAAAAAAGAGATCAAACATAATCCTGAAGAGGAGTTTGTAGATAGTTGTTATATCAATGGTACTAATGGTTCTTATCTTAGTTTCCCGTCCACAGGTATTAAGAGAGGCATGGCAACTGCGGCTCTTGAAACTGCTGGTGTAACAAAAGCTAGTATCAATCGTGGTATATACGTTGTGGGTGAACATATTAATGTATGGGGTAAACCCTATATGAATATGTCTGTTGTTCGTTCTTCTGATATAAACAGAACACCTGATATTCGCACCCGTGCTAAATTACCTAATTGGTGTACTGAAGTTACAGTTCGTTATATTAACCCTACATTTAGTCAGCTTGACATTACGGCATTGCTCGTTAATGCAGGTACGTTATGTGGCTTGGGTGATTGGCGAATTGAAAAGGGTGGTCCAATGGGAGGATATAGGATCGTCCAAACAAAAGATGATCAAAAGATTTTTGATCGTCTAGTCAAAGAAGAGGGTGCTACTTGTCAAAAACTTGCTTTAGAAAATCCTGAGATTGAGGCACATGATAATATGAGCCACGAACTCTATGAAGCAATTACGCAAGAGAGGCTTAAAAGAGCGGCTATTATTAAGGAAGTTGCTTAATGGCTAAACCTAAAAGATTTGGCAAAAGAGATCGTCAAGCAATTGTTGATGATTATTTAAATAAGACAGGCAGGAACACTATTGTTCCTGCCGAGTTTCACGAATGGTTGTCTACACAGCCTGACCACCCAATGTATAAAGTATTAGAGTGGGATGATGAAAAAGCTGCAATTAAATATAGAATACAGCAAATTCGTCAGTTTTTCTCAGGTTGTAGAATAACCATTAAATATAAAGATGTAACACCTGATACTGTTGATGTAACAGATAGTATTGGTATTAGTGAGCCAAAGGTGTTAAAGTTTCCTACTTATATCTCTCCTATAGATGGTAGAGCACAGGGTGGTGGTTATCAAAAGTTTGACTTGGATAATCCTGAAATTGTTGCTGAGTTATGTCGTCAAGCCTGTAGAGAATTAAGATCTTGGACTAAAAGATATAAAGGTATCTGTGCTGTAAAAGAAGTAGATATAGAGAACCTTGAAGAAGTAGCAAATTCTTTGGAAGAACATAGTGTGGAGAGTGAGGTTATATAAGCCTCACTTTTTTAGGCAGTCCTCTTGGGGTTTGGAGAGGTCCGTTAAGATGCGTTGCGTTGAGGATTGGCTGTTGTGTCGTGTTGAGGAGGGGACAGGTCAGTTAGGATTATGTTGCGTTGGTATATGTTAAGTTACGGCAGTTCAGTTGGGGTTGGGTTTTCTTGGGTCAGTTAGGATCAGTTGAGGCAGTTGAGTTTTGTTAGTCTGTGGTTGGGAGGGGTGCGTTGTGGTGCGATCCGTTTAGGCAGTCGAGGTGCGTTCAGGTCAGTTGCGTTGCGTTGCGTTTCATTACGTTTAGGCAGTTATTGTTGAGGTGAGGAGAGTTGCGTTGAGTTACTTTGCGTTTCGGTATGGCAGTTATTGTTGGGTGAGGTGAGTTACATTCAGGTCAGTTGCGTTGCGTTGTGGCAGTTGTAGGTGAGTTGAGGTTGGCTGAGATATTTAGGGGTGCGGCTGGATCCGTTATGGTCGGTTTAGGCAGTTGGGGTGAGGTGCGATATTCTATGTAGGGGTGCGATAAGTTCAGGCTGTTGAGTTATGTTCAGGCGATTTTAGGTGCGTTGGTTTCAGGCGAGGTGCGTTATGTTGTGTTACGGCAGTTGTGTTTGGGTCATCTATGCTTGGGTGAGGTAGGTTCGGTTAAGGCAGTTGAGTTCTGTTATCTTGGGGAGAGGTGCTGTTAGTTATGTTTAGGCAGTTGAGGTTGGCTGAGTTAGGTTCAGTTGAGTTGCGTTGTGGCTGTTGAGTAATTTAATTAAAAGAAAGGAGGCATTATGCTTTTAAGACCATATCAAGAGATTGCTGTTAATTCGGCTATAGATGCTTTGGATAAGCATGGCAATACTGTTGTTGTTGCACCAACGGGTGCAGGCAAAACAATAATGCTTTCTGCTTTGATAGGCAAACGCTGTCAAACCCGAAGAAATGTTCTGGTTCTGCAGCACAGAGATGAGCTGGTTAATCAAAATATGGATAAGTTTAAACGCATAAACCCCAATATATTGACCAGCATTGTTAACGCTGAAGAAAAAGATTGGAATGGAGATACTGTATTTTCTATGGTGCAGACATTATCCAGACCGAACAATTTAGATAACATGAAAGCTATGGACATGTTGGTTGTTGATGAAAGCCACCATGTGGTAGCCGACACTTACACTCGGATAATTAATCATGCTAAACAAATTAATGACAAGGTTGAAATTGTTGGGTTCACTGCTACGCCTAATCGTGGGGATAAGAAAGGTTTGCGTGAAGTCTTTACCAATTGCTCACATCAGATTGAAATATCAACCCTTATTCGTGAGGGTTTTCTTGTCTCCCCAAAAACCTACGTCATTGACGTGGGTGTACGTTCTGAACTTGAGAATGTTCGGAAAACAGTGGTTGATTTCGATATGGATCAAGTAGCTCGTATTATGAACAAGCGAGCTATCAATCAAAGAGTTGTAAGCGAATGGTTAGATAAAGCCAATGATAGAAAGACTGTAGTGTTTTGTTCTACAGTCGCACATGCAGAAGATTTATGTCAGGAATTTGTAGAAGAAGGTATCAATGCAAAGATAGTTACAGGGAACACAGACAAAACTGAGAGAAGAGAGATTTTGGAGGATTTGTCGAGTGGGGATACACAGGTCGTAGTCAACGTATCTGTATTAACAGAGGGGTTTGACTCACCTCCTGTATCCTGTATTGTTCTAACCCGTCCTTGTTCTTATAAATCAACAATGGTTCAGATGATTGGTCGTGGTTTGCGAACCATAGACCAGAATGAGTATCCAGATATTGTCAAGACAGATTGTGTTGTTCTTGACTTTGGTACATCTGTTTTAACGCATGGCTCACTTGAAGAAGAAGTAAACTTAGAGGGTTCGCAGTCAGAGTTACAAGGTGATGCACCTGAGAAGGTTTGTCCAGAGTGTAATTCAGTAGTGCCTTTAGGTGTTAGAGAATGTCCTATGTGTGGTTTTGAATTTGGAAAGAATGATAATTCACAATTAGAAGAATTTACCATGACAGAGATTGACCTCATTGATAGATCTCCTTTTCGTTGGTTGGATATATTTGGTACGGGTAAATGTGTCGCAGCGACAGGGTTCAATGGTTTTGCAATGGTCATAGATGTAGGTGATTTGTCATGTGGTCTTATAAAGCGTTCTGGTGGCAAGATTAGAATGATTAGTATTGGCACAAGAAAACAAGCTATTGCGTCTGCTGATGACTTTCTTAGAGAGATTGAAGATGGTAACAGTGCTGAGAAAGGTCGTAGATGGTTGAATGAAAGAATGAGTGACAAGCAAAGAGAGATGTTAGGACGTAGTGGTGTTGTAGTATCAGGTTTTGATTTCTCTTGGACAAAGTATAAAGCAGCATGTTATTTGAATTATTTGTGGAATAAGGGTAGAGTGGACGATATGGTTAGTAATGTTAGGGAGAAACATGAAAAAAGATAACGTAAACCACCCACCACATTATACTAAAGATGAGATTGAATGTATTGATGCTATTCGTTCAGCAACGGGCGAAGGCTATCAATATTACCTTCAAGGTAATATAATAAAATACATTTGGAGATATAGACATAAAAACGGAGTAGAGGATTTAAGTAAAGCAAAATGGTACCTAAAAAAATTAATAGAGGAATATGGGCAGATATGACACCATTAGTAGAAGTAAGAATGTTAGTAAAAACAGAGCAGGGAGATAAGAATGTTAATTTTTATACAACTGTTATTTTTCCTAACAATTTAGATCCAGATGATTTTGATGATTACTTTTGTTCAAGTGTGTCCGATTCTGTTGATGAAATATTAGATAGAATGAAAGAAGATATAAATTCAGGATTGGCTGTAGCATTTTACAGAGGAGATGAATTATTTACTTTTTCATTTTTTAAAGGAAGGGAGGAAGATCGGTGGAAGTATCAAGCAATGTTCAATCAAAACGATCCGACAATTCATTAAAGTCAATAGGTTGGTTATTTGGAAAGTTTGGTTGGAACACAAGATTGTCCGAACTAGACGAAGAAAAGATTTTAGTTTTAATAATGCTTTGTAAAGAAGAGATAGGGGATTTAGAACATGAGTTTAACGAAACTTATTTGGCAGACATCTGGCTCAAATACCAAAACAAATGATGTTTGTGATAAGATATTAAGTGTCATTGATGACAGTATCCAAGAACAAAACAATAAAAAAGAAAAGAGAAAATATTTGGGTGCTTCATCTTTAGGTGATCCGTGTTCGAGAAAAATACAATATCGTTACATGGGTGTAGAACCTGATGCTAAAAATCAATTTAGTTCAAAGGTATTGCGTATCTTTGAATTTGGTCATGTGATTGAAGATATGGCTCATGGTTGGTTATACAATGCAGGATTTGATTTAAAAAGTTCTGATAAAAATGGTAAGCAATATGGGTTCTCTATAGCTGATGATAAGATTAAAGGTCACATAGATGGTGTAATTTGTGGTGGGTCTGTTGATATGGAGTATCCTGCACTGTGGGAATGTAAATCAGCAAATGACAAAAGTTTTAATGAATTTGTTCGGAAAGGGGTCAGTGAGGTAAACCCTATTTATGCAGCTCAGATAGCTCTGTATCAAGCATATATGGATTTAAGTAATCCTGCTTTATTTACAGTAGTTAATAAAAATACATGCGATATATATTTTGAGTTGGTTCCGTTCAATAAAATGTTAGCACAGCAAGTTAGCGATAAGGCTGTAGACATTTTAAAAGCTGTAGAACATAATGAAATACTACCACGCATAGCTGTTAATTCAGATTACTTTGCGTGTAAAAGATGCGAGTTTAGAAAAAAATGTTGGGAGTTAGGGAATGAGAGTATTACCATTTAACAGTAATAAAAGTAATATGTCAGCAAAGGAACTGGTACAATTAATAAGCGAGAAAGTTCCAAGACAAGTGCAAATAGATGTTTTGAAGAGGACATTTCCACAGGGTACAACTCGTGGAGATGAGTTCTCTATCGGGTCATTACATGGCGAATCGGGTAAGTCATTGAAAATAGACATTAATCCACGCAGTCCATACTTTATGAAAGGTCAGGATTTTAATGGTGGTGTCGGTATCGGAGGTATCGTTAAGATATTGATGGAAGGTCAAGGGTTGCGACTGCCTGAAATCAAAGATATGTTCGCAGACTACATAGATGAAACCCGAAGTTTTGTTCGGGAAGATCCTCCAGCGAATCCAGTAAAACCACAGATAAATCACCAGACACCTTATGATTCTGAGTATAAATACTTAAATTCAGATGGTAACACAATCTGTTTAGTCAGGAAGTATCTTGTTCGTGATGGTGCTGGCAATCCTGTATTAGACTCACATGGTAAAGCAAAGAAAGAGTTCAGGCAATTCACTGGCGACCACCCATATCCTCGTATGCCTGATGTCAGACCATTGTATAATATCCCGAACATTTTGGCTTCAGATAAAGTTATATGGGTAGAAGGTGAGAAGTGTGCAGATGCTTTGAACAACATAGGACACACAGCTACTTGTACAATGGGAGGTGCTGGCATGCTTACAAAGAAGTCAGCGTCACAGTATGACTTCTCTCCCTTGCAAGGCAAAGAAGTTATATTATGGCAGGATAATGACACTGCTGGTAGAAGAGTTGCTGAGCTGGTGCAAGAACTATCACTTAATGCTGGTGCAAGGTCTGTAACTATGTTGACACCACCCAGAGGTAAACCAGAGGGGTGGGATGCGGCAGATGCAATATCTGAGAACTTTGATATTAATACTTTTCTTAATACAACCAGTAAAAATACCAAGCAAAACATAAATCTACTGGACGAAAGCCTACTGGTATCAAGGTTTACTGGCACAGCACCTGAACAAAAGTTCCTAGTTGATGCTACGTTTCCTCTTAATGTGCCAATCATATTAAGTGCCTCTGGAGATGCAGGAAAAGGTATGCTTACATTAGACTTGGGTATGAAGGTAGCGTCTGGACTAGACGGACAAAATGCCTTTGGAGGTAAGGTACAAGAGTTTGGTAATGTGGTTATCTTCACAGCAGAAGATGATGAAGGTGAGATGCACAGACGTATTGAACGTCTTGATCCTGATGGTAAAAGATTTTACTATGAGCATGAGTTGAGAGTTGTATCGTTACCAAACTTTGGTGGTGTGTTTCCAATCATGCAGAACATACATGGAGAGTACACAACTTCACAGGAGTTTGAGCGTATATACGAACAAATATTACAGATTAACAACCTGAAACTAATTATATTTGATCCACTGGCTTCTTTTGTCCACGCAGATGTCAATGCAGACCCTGCTGCAGGAGCAGCACTTACTGGATTGTTGTCACAAATCGGGTCAGAAACTGGTGCGTCAGTGATGATGTGTCACCACATGACAAAGGTAAAAGATGATGCTGTCATATCCACACCAGAACAAGCTCGTAACCTTATTCGTGGTACGTCAGCTTTGGTTGACGGGGTTCGGTGTGCCTTTGCATTATGGCAGTTAGACGAGAAAACAGCGAAACGCCAGTGTAAGGAATTAAACATAGAGTATCAAAGAAACAGATGTTTTGATGGTGCAGTTGTTAAGTCAAATGGTCCTGCAAATCGTACAATCCGAAGATTTGTTCGGGATACTTACACTGGACTGCTGGTAGATCGCACTGATGAGATAGAACAGTTGAACATGGGAACAAACAGAGATGTAAGAAAAACATCTTTGTATGAATGGATAGCTAGGTGTGAAAGAGAAGGTAGAGCATTATGTCAACAAGGCACTGCTGATGGTGTCTTGAATAGAATGAGTGATGCCGACTCCCCTCAAGCGTTACATAACTTATCTCAACGTGTGGTTGATGGCATTGTTCGTGAATTAATTATTGAAGGCAGGATTAACAAGTACAGTTTTACTACGTCAGGTGGTCGTAAATGGCTTGGAACTATGTCAGGTGTAATGAGTAGAGGTGAGTATGAAGCAACAACAGCGAGGGATAATGTATGACAGATGCTTACTGGAGGTACTACGAAAAGCACATAGATTGCGATTGGTGTGGTAAACAAACCAGAGGTCGGGTCTACAAAGACAGAACAGATGTTAGCTGTGGTTCATGCGATAGGCAGTTAAAAGAACTGGATAAAAAAGAAATCATAATAAAAAAAAGATTGAGAGAAAAGGGGAGATTACATTCGTGACAGTAGAATATTTAACAGGAGATTGCAGGGAAGTATTAAAAACTTTACCTGAAAAACATTTTAATACTGTGGTTACTTCACCACCATACTGGGGATTAAGAGATTATCAAACTGGTACATGGGTTGGTGGAGATCCAAATTGTTCTCATTTTAGAGAGAGTCATCAATCAAAAAGCACTCAAACAGGACATAAAAAATCTGTAAAATATGGTGGTATAGCAGACTCTATTTACAAAAAAACTTGTAAGAGATGTGGTGCAGTAAGAGAAGATTTACAAGTTGGTCTGGAAGAATCTCCAGCAGAATATGTCCGAACTCTTGTTCGGATTTTCAGGGAGATTCGCAGGGTGCTTCGAGATGATGGTACTGTGTGGTTGAATCTAGGTGACAGTTACTCCAGTGGTGGTCGTACTTCAACAACAAACCAGACTGTAAGAGGTGATAAAGAGTATGGCGTAACCAGACCACCAGTTGTTAAAGGTTTAAAACAAAAAGATTTGGTTGGTATTCCTTGGCGTGTAGCGTTTGGACTTCAGGAAGATGGTTGGTATTTACGCCAAGATATTATATGGCACAAACCAAACCCTATGCCTGAAAGCGTTAAAGATAGATGTACAAAGTCACATGAGTATATATTCCTGCTATCAAAAAACAAAAACTATTACTATGACAATGATGCCATAAAAGAAGAGGTAATAGGTGATTGGGGTACAAGAGACAGGACAAATGGCAAGTATCACAATGAGGGTACGGGATTAGTACCCCATAGTGGATTAGAAAGCTCTTACGAAACTAAGAACAAAAGATCGGTTTGGACAGTATCACCAAAACCATTTAAAGAAGCTCATTTTGCTGTTTATCCTACTGAGTTGATTGAACCTTGTGTATTAGCAGGGTGTCCAGAAGATGGTCATGTTCTTGACCCATTCGGTGGTTCGGGTACGACAGGATTAGTTGCAGACAGATTAGGTCGTAACGCAACATTAATTGAGTTAAATGAAGATTATTTAAACATAGGTACAAATAGAATTTTAGGTGATGCTCCTTTGTTTACAGACATGAAAATAAAAAAAAATAAAAATGTATTGACTAGGTAGTATTGTTCCTATAATATTAAAGGGTAAGACTAAACAGATGACATATACGAGTGATTTGGTAGTGTCCGACACTAAGCTAATGGACGGGAGTTGTTCTAGTCGGCTATGATCGTATGTACTAGCAGAGACACGACATCTGATGATCTTTAGGGGGTATATGTTGGAGGGAAGCGTCGCCTTATTGCCCGTGTTTAGTCTTACATTTTTAGAGTTTTAATGAATGAGGGAGGCAAAAAAATACCTTTCTGGGTAAGTGAGTGTATCCTAACTGTAAATGTCGTATATTATGATTGCCCTCTGTGGGGTCTGACCCAATTACACAATCTTATATATGATTAAAGTAGTTTTGCCCGAAGTCATATTCTATATAATTTACAGGTCACTCACACTAATATTAATTAAGAGAAAGCGAGGTTAATTATGAAAAAAGAACTAGTAAAACGTATTGATATGGCTTTGCATGTACAAGAGTTATGTGCAAAGCATGATGTTAGGGTTCGTTATCAATCACTAAGTGAGGAGGTGCCACGATATTATGCTAATCAAAACAATAGAACAATTTGTATTCGTCCAACAAAGAATACGGGCTATTATGTATCAGCACTCCATGAACTCGGACATTTACTCGGTGTCAATCAAAGTGTTGAAAACGACACATTGGAAAGAGAAATCGGTGCATGGAAGTATGCTATGGTCAATGCTCTTGTGTGGACAGATACAGCAACTAGGGTTATGAAAAAGGCTCTTATGTCTTATGGTGTTACTGATAGCCAATGGATCGGTGTTTGGAATGATTGTTTGGATTATTGCAATACAATAAAAGAACAAAGCAAACCCTTTGAAGATAAAAGGAGTACTGCTTAATGACTAAATTTCATGAATCTTTTATCTTTGCTGTGCAAAAGTATTGGGAAGATAACAAAGGCAAGTTTAAACATACTGAAGAATCGGGGGTTCATAAGAAAATGAATGTCGATAAAAAGTTCGGGTTGCAGGACTTGGCTGACCATTTTGACATTACAATTAGTCAAGCTAGACGTATCGTCTATATAAAAAATAAGATGGTCAAATGATGTTGGAAACTGCAACTGCTTTAGTGTGTATGGCTCATGCCATATACTTTGAAGCAAGGTCGGAGTCTACTGTCGGGCAATTAGCCGTCGGGCAAGTTATTATGAATCGGGTTTCGGACTATCGGTTTCCAGATACTGTCTGTGAGGTAGTTACTGATGGACTTCGATATTCTTGGGATAGCCGAAAAATTGTTCGTAATAAATGTGCGTTCAGCTTTTACTGTGATGGTAAACCCGAACATATATCCGACCAGCAGGCATATCGCTGGGCTGAAGAATTGTCTTATGCAATTATCAACAATCATGTGAGCATTGATGTAACAGATGGTTCTACTCATTACCATGCTCATTACGTCCAGCCATATTGGAAAGATGCTTTCACACAAACTGTGAGGATTAATGCTCATATCTTTTATAGATGGGAAATGCCCGAATAATACATATTAGGGGGGTACAAACATACACGGGGGTTTCTTTACACCCCCGTGTAGCCCTTTAAAACAAGC